CCGTGGATCAGGCGGAACATGAACTCGCCGTTTGTGGCGGCGTCCTCGGCGGCCCGCGCCAACAGTTGACGGAACGAGCGGCGCCCAGTCACGTCGCAGACGCGACGGTCGCACCATTTTGCGAAGTCGGCCTCGATGGCGTCGTTGGCGCGCTCGTCGAGGCTGCCATCGGCGTCCCTGGCCAGCGCCTGCAGCTGGATGCCGCGACGCCCTACCACGTTCTGGCGTACCTGGCGCACGAAGCCGCGGGCGTAATCGTTGGTCAGCACCAGATGCCGGGATCGCGCCACCAGGCTGCGCTGATTCTTGTCGATGAATTGGTCGGCCGGCACCGGCGAGGTGGGCATGTCCCTCGAGAGCCGATCGGCCCGAGCCTGCGCCAACACCGAGCGGGCAATGGCCCGCGGGATATGGCGCAGGCGCGACACCCCGGCGGCCGGCTGTGCCCGACCCCGCTTCAGGAAGTTAAGCACCGCCGAACCTTGCTAGGATCTGGCGCCCGAGGGTGTCGCGGCCACGCCTGGCTGCTCGCGCGCGGCGCACCTCCTGCCGGTAGACGTCGCGCAGCTTGAGCAGCTGACTCACCGGGGTGCGGCGCAGCTCGCGGTTGTTGATGCGGTAGCTATCCTGGTCCTTGCTGGCCCGGCCTTCGATCACTGCCTCGATGGCCTCGAGCACCCTCTCGGCGTGGCCGCGCCCGTCGTAGCCCTCGGCCACGCGGGCCAGATCGGGCTCGACGGTCAGGGTGCCGGTCTCGATCTCATGCACGTCGGCGCCGTCGGTCGCGCGCAGGCTGTACCAATAGGCGCCGGCAATCCAGTTGGCGGTCTCGGCGGCGGGCGTGCCGAAGGCATGCAGGGTGCCATCAGGCGTCGAGTCGAGATCGCGCCGCTCAGGCCCGCGCAGCACCAGCGTCAGCGACCACTCGGGTGGCGGGTAGGCGGTGAGCGGCACTGTCACCGCCAGTGTAGTGCCTGCCGTGAGGCTGTCTGGGATGTAGGGCATGCGTCACCAGCGCGGAGTGAGAACTGGCGACAGTTTCTCGCCAGCTGGCCGGGAGGCTCCGCTGGCGGTGGTTCCCGCTAGAGGCGCAGCCTCAACGACCTACACCAGCCAGCAAACTGGATGCGGAGCCAGCAGGCTCAAGAGCCGACACCCGAGCTTGCAAGCGAGCAAGACGGCAGTCCTCAGACTCGAGGACTGGCGCGCACGCCTGATGCGATCGGCCAAGGAGGATCGCGGCGAGATCGCACACACGCTCTCGGGCTGGATGGAGCGCGACCTCGAAGAGTTGGCGGCGCGCGCCCAGGCCGGACGGGACTATCCCGAGGTCGCCGAACCGACCGAGCAGCGCCGGCACTGAGGCCAGACCGGCGCCAGGGAGGGCGCCGCGCCAACCCAGGCCGCCATTCGACTGCCGCTCCTATCAAGACTTGTTTTCGAGCGCCGATGAAAAGGCGATCTCAGCCTAGTTTTGGCCGGGCTAGGTGAGGCATACTCACACGAAACCCGGAGCGTGGATGGTGCCGACCATGCACGTCAACTCCGAGACCAATATCATGACGACGAAAAGCAAGATCGAATGGACTGAAAAGACTTGGAATCCAACGGTCGGCTGCACCAAGGTTTCGCCTGGCTGCAAGCACTGCTACGCCGAGGCCATGGCTAACCGGCTCAAGGCGATGGGTACTCCAGGGTATCAAAATGGCTTTGAGCTCACGCTCATGCCGGAGCGGCTGGACGCCCCGCTGAAACGCCGCGCCCCGACGACCTATTTCGTCAACTCGATGTCCGATCTCTTTCACGAGGGGATTCCCGCGGAGTACATCGAACAGGTCTTCGATGTCATCGCCCAGGCGCACTGGCACACTTTCCAGATCCTCACCAAGCGGGCCGAGCGCATGGCGACCTTCTTCCAGACGCGCCAGGTGCCGCGCAACGCCTGGTTGGGGGTGACGGTGGAGGATCGGGCCTATGGCCTACCACGCATCGACGCCCTGCGGCGCATCGACGCATCGATCCGATTTCTCTCGATGGAGCCGCTCCTGGAAGATGTTGGCCTGCTTAATCTATCAGACATTCACTGGGTGATCGTGGGCGGTGAGTCTGGCCCCAAGGCTCGCCCCATGCACCTGGAATGGGTCGATGCAATCCGTCTGCAGTGTGAAGAGGCGGGGGTCGCGATCTTCTTCAAGCAGTGGGGTGGCTGGGGCGCTGACGGCGTGAAACGTTCAAAAAAGCACAACGGCCGCAAGCTGCATGGGCGCACCTGGGACCAGATGCCAAGTTTGGATGAGCGCACCTAGCCGCCATGAAGAACAAGGCAAAGTATTCATGGATGATTGGCGCAACGCCGCCCATGCTCGACCAACACAGCAAGGTCAAGCACACCATCATCGAATCCTATGTCCGCCAGTACATCCAGACACTGATGTCTCGGGCAATGATTCCCAGGCTGCAACTCACATTGGTAGATGGTTTTTCAGGGGGCGGCGCTTACCGGGAGATCACGAATAAAGGGGAAATAGAAGTTGATGGCTCCCCGATCCTAATGATGCGCGCAGTCCGCGAGGCGCGCTTCACGTTGAATGAATTCCGTCAGGTCAACCGGGATGTGGTGGTCGACTATCACTTCATCGATTCCCAGCGCGACACGACGAACTATCTCACCCACCGACTTGATGAAAAGCTAGAAGAGGCGGCCATCGACCAGCGGGATCGCTCCCGGGTGCAGGTTTCGACCGCACAGTTCGAGCGCGAGCTGCCCAATATCATCAAGGCGATCAAGCGGCGCAAGGGTGGGGAACGAGCGATTTTCTTGCTCGATCAGTACGGCTATCGCCTCCCGATAAGCAAAGTTGCCACCATCCTGAGTTCTTTGAAAAACGCTGAGGTTCTCCTCACATTCAATGTCGGATCCTTAATCTCTTTCATCTCAGAGCACAACCCGAACCGCAAGGCCATCAAGGCTATTGATCTGGAAAGCTATATCCCCTGGGAATCACTCAGCGCGATCAAAGGCACTCGGCAGTGGCGTCAGATTCTTCAGCGGCATCTGGCTCATGGCATTCGCGAGGTATCAGGGGCACGCTTTGCAACGTTGTTCTTCGTTCGCCCCGATCAGGACGCACCCTGGGATTACTGGCTGATCCACCTCTCCAATCACTACAAGGCCCATGAGGTCATGAAGGATCTGCACTGGAAACATGCAACGGTCTTCGGTCACGAGCTGGAGCCCGGCGTATTCATTCAGGGTTATGATCCGAGAGGCGATGAGGCCTATACCTGCCAGGGGACTTTCGACTTCGGGGAATCCGCTCGCTCAGAGTGTATCGCAGGAATTCATGAGTACTTTGGTCAAGAGATTTATCGCCTAGATCGACCGACGAGGCTGCGTGACCTCATCGAAAGCTGCGCCACATGCTCCCCTGGATCGACTCAACACTTCACCGAAAGCCTCAACTCTCTGCATCGGTCGCGAGATGTGATCATCCTTAGTCCCGACGGCAAGACACGGGATCCGCAGAGATCGAAGAAATATCACCTCGATAGCATCATCGAGCCCGTGCGAAATTTTCGGCTGGATTTATCAAGATGATGACGACGCCAGTAACGGTCGAGACTCCCGCACCAACAAGCAAGTCGGCACCAAACTGCCCGAGCAGACGCTGGCGGGGATGCAGCACATAGAGCAGTACTGGCAGAACGTGGGTAACCAGCTTCGCCGATCCATCCCGGGCCGACCAGGAATCTCAGTAAATCTGCCCCGCTCACCAATGGTTGACCCAGGACTGGCTTGATCGTGAGCGCCTACCCTTAGAACCGCGCTTGCGGGGCTTAGGCTCCGCTGGCAGTGGCTCTCCGTCTTGCTTGGGCTGGCTTGCTATCGCCGGCGCCTCCCCCTCCTCACCCTCGTGCCTCAGCCGGGCGGCATGACGCTTCAGGCTGGGCGAGGCGATCTTGAGCGCGGCATAGGCGTAGACTCGGCAGTCCAGCGCTTCGTTACGCGGGCGGGTCTGGTGCCACTCGCGCTTGGGCACGCCCTTCACGTACTTGGTCACCAGCTTCTCGGCGGTGAGCTGGTGGAACCATTCGGCCTCGCGCTCGGCCGGGAAGTGGCAGTAGCCCGGCCCAGGCTGCTCGACCGCCAGGCGGCGCATGACGGTGAGCTTGCCTTCGTCGACGCCGACGCTGAACAGATCGACCTTGCGCTGCCCCCGGCCCATGCGCTTGCGCGACGGTGCGGTGACGATGGGGCGGTCCCAGCCAGGCACCCCCCTGATAGCGAACAGGCGGCGAGCCGTCTTGCCGCGGGCGTACTCATAGGCGCGTTGGGTGTAGCCGGCACTGCCGCCGGTGTCTAGGCAGGCGGCGATGATGCCCAGCTGCGCGCCGCTCTCATGGGTCCAGGTGCCAGCCAGGTAGTCATCGAGGTCGCGCCACACCTCATCTTGCAGTGGATCACCCCACAGCACCGCGTAGTCCACCGACCAAGATTCCTCACCATCACCCCAGGCCACGGCCTCGATCTCGAGACGGTCCTGCTGCATGTCGACGCCGGCGGTCAACACCACGCCGCCGGCAGGCACTGGGGCGCGGAACGCCTCGGCGCGCTGCATCAGCACGTGGGGTTCGGCCTGCTCGCCCTGCTCCTCCCAGGTCTCGGCCAGGCTGACGTTGATGAACGACTGCAGGTCGCCCTTCGCCTTCTTGTCGATGAACGACTGGACGATGTCGCGCAGGCGGCGAAAGCAGCTGTAGAGCTCGTTGAGGTGGTAGCTGGCATGGCCGCGGAACGGCCGCGAGGCCTTCCAGCCGGCACCGACTCGCTCGGCAGTGCGGATGGCAGCGATGCGCTCGCCATCGCTCCACATGGCGCCGCAGTGCTTGCAGACATAGGCGGCGGTGTCCGGGCGGTGGGTGCCATCCTCGTCCTTGTCCCAGGTGACCTGGTGCCAGTCGAGGGTCTGGTGCTCGTCACAATGCGGGCAAGCCACATAGAAGCGCCGCTGGTCCCCCATCTCGTAGGCGGCCTCGATGCGGCTCTCGTCCTTGATGGTTGGCGTGGAGATCTCCACCAGCAGGCGCTGATCGCCGAACGTCGCCGCGCGCTGCCACAGTAGCTCGACCTCGTCGCCCTCGTCGGTACCGCTGTAGCCGTCCACCTCGTCGGCCACGATCCACGGCGCCGAGCGGCCGCGCATGGTCTTGGTGGAGCCGGCCCAGGCGAACATCAGGAAGCCGCCGGGGTAGCTCTTCATGCGCTGGTTGTTCACGCCCTCGTGGCCGCGCGGCTTGGCCAGCAACCCCTCGAGCACCGGGTTGGCTGCGACCATCGGGTTGAACTTGGTCTCGAGCCAGGTCATCAGATCGCCCTGGCTGGGCTGCATCATCATCTGGCTGCGCGGCTCGTGGGCGATGGCGTAGCCCTGCAGGCACAGGGCAAGCTGGGTCTTGCCTACCTGAGCACTCCACATCAGCGAGATGCGATGGCAGCCCGGATGGGTGGCCATATCCATCGGCTCGCGCTGGTACGGTGCGTTATCGAAGCGGATCAGGCCAGGGATGGCGTTGCCAGCCGGGATGCGCACGTTGGCCTCGGCCCACTCGCTGGGCTTCAGCGGCGCTGGCGGGATCAGGTGGCGAGCGCTGCGCTTCAGGGCACGCAGTACCCCAGCGGTGTTACTGAACTGCTCGGCGGCCTCAATCGTCTGCATCGCCGCCCTCTTCCTCTTCGAGTTCGATGTCGGCCTCGGCGGCCGCCTCCAGGGCCTGCACCAGCTCGGCCTTGAGCACCTCCTTGAAACGAGCCTCGTTGGTCTCGCCGATCAGCTGGCTGACCACGCGGCTGGGCACGTTCATCACGTTGGCGCGCACCACCGCATTCTCCATCGCCCGGGCGCGCTCGAACTCGTCGATCGGGGCCACCTTGCGGCGGGCAACGGCGAGATCCAGCTCGGCCTGGGCGGTCTCCGCCGCCAGCTTGCGCAGCTTGAGCTCGAGCTCGCTCATCGGCGCGTCGGCCTCGGCCTCGGTGCGCGCCTCGTCGCGCAACCACTCGGAGACGTCGCGGGTATTGAAGCGCCAGGGCTTCCCCTGTCGACCACGCTGCTCGAACGGGCATCCCTTACGAATCCAGGAGGTGATTGTGTTGAGCGATACGCCGAACACCTCGGCGAGCTCCTCGCGGTTGACCGCCCTGCCCTTCCCCTTGAACGCCATTGGCTCTCTCAAACAACAACAATCAACCGCGCCCCGAGCCCTCGCTCATGCGAATTTCCGCGCATCTTGCTACCCGCAGGGTTTGCCCCCTCCGGGAGTACCTAAAAAGTTGCAGCGATCAGCCACCGTCGTCCGCGGCATGCTCCTCTCGCCACGCGCGCAGCGCAGCCTTGTCAGCGCGTTCGCACTCCACCGCGCCCCGCAGACCCTGGAGGGCGCCGCCGATGGTGCCGTCTCCCAGCTCAACCGGGCACGGCTCCA